TTATATAAACGGTTTCAGGATTGAATTCCTGATGGCAGGGTCCGTGAACGGTAACCCTAGCATGTTAAGTGAAAGGAAGGGAGAAATTAGATGGATGGTTTGAATTTTAAAGTCTCTGGCGATGTCTTAGCTGAGTCCTTCCGTCGCGATAGGTACGGGTCGTTCATTCCAATCCCCAGTGCTCTTCCGATGGAGTTAATCTCAGGGAAGTTCAAGAAGCAGCTGAATGCAGTCACTGGCTACAGACGTAGGCTTGCTGAAATTTACGACCGCGCGGATCGTCAAGCGGCTGATAATCCCGAGGGTAACTCTCCAGTCGTTGGTGTTGGTTTCAAGTTCTTTGGTCCTCGACCTTACTCACCCGCCAAGGGGAAAGTTGGTAGTGTAGCTAAGGGGCGTAGCCCGAAGGGGGCCATGAGTTTACCGAAGCGAGCGGAAAGTATTAAAGCTAATCAGCTTGATATTATGGACTTGCATAAGTCACTTGAAGCCGACGTGAAAACGGATCGAGATCGACTGCTCTATGATGTTGAATCCGACCAGTGTATGACCGGTGGTGGTTTCGATCACAACTCGGAAGGTGATGCCCATAAGGCAGCACTTCATCTCATTGAGGATTCAGAGGCAGAAATCGATTACGAGGATAGTCCGCTATCCGAAGCATTCGTATGGGGGTGTATGAAGGTCCATTCACACCTCGTTGAGTGCGGTCTCGTTCCGGGATCACTAAAACCAGTCTCAGCACTTTACGTTAGAGCCCAGCAGGATAATGACGGATTGTTTGGCCATCCGGCGCTTGCTTCTGGGTACAGTCCATTAACTAATGATCTTGCGATACGTTTACTTGTGGAATATGGTGTTGATGTACGTCGCCTAGTCGGGACTGACGTAACGGATGCGGTCACAGGTGTACACAGGAAATGCGCTCTTATTGATGCCGCAGGTTATATACTGGATAATAAAATATTCGGTCGGACTGATTTAATATCTATCGTAATGTTGCTCGTACGTATTCAAAAGCACGGATGGAAAAAGGAAGCGGGTGGAATCGTCGCTAAAGACGGTAAGACCAGGGCTGTCTATCCGAACTCGTTTATTCAGGCTGTTATTGAAGGGATGATTGCTCAGCCCTTTAATGAGGCACTAAAACTACATAAAGTAGATATCATGCCTAGCCTTCAGGATAAACCGACTCGAGTTGAGATGATCAAATCGCTTATTCTGCACGCACTGGACGAAGGGTACGATTACCTTGCTGCTGACTGGTCGAAGTGGGATGCTTCTGTCAAAGGACACATGCTTGCCACAATGATACAATTAGTTATCAAGCCTTTCTTTCATGCTGATTATCATTATTGGGTGGATGCTGCGACCGTTATTCTTACCTACAAGGTTCTTATACTAGATAAGCAGTTTAGTGCTCTTAATCCTGATGCACTTGCTGCTGCTAGAACTAAGGGCTCCTGGGTTGAAGTTAAGGACTATTATCTCGTCGGAATAACCAATGGGTTAATTTCCGGCGCAAAATGGACTCACGTCGGGGGTTCGCTATATGGACATGCTTGTATCCATTATGCCATTCCCAAATTACTGGGTTACGAACCAATACCTGGTCCGCAAGCCGGTGATGATACGTTAGTTGGGGTTCCCTTGGACCGTATTGACATAAGTAGCGTCGAAAAGACGTATTCACCTTTAATTGAAATGGCGGAACGCTTCGGATTGCACTCCAATCCATCAAAGCAAATATGGCATAATATTAGAGGCGAAGTGGTTAAGGTGTTTCTCCAGGACTCATACCACGCTGCAACAGATTGTTGGGGAGTTGGATCTATTTTCCGGCCTCTCAGTGCTGTCTGGTTCAGTGAAAGGAACAAGAATCTCTCAGTCGCAGAGCAGCTTCTTGCAGAAATATCGCGCATGAATCAAGGCGCAGATAATCCTTTTGCTGATAAAGTCGTGGCATGGTGGTTAAACCATGAACGATACTTAGCTTGGCTATTTAAAACCTACCAAACAAATGGCTTCAGAAAACTTATTGAAGTCATAGGCGATGACTTAGACACCATCGCTAAGCGCGTAGAAGTTGGTAGTTTCTCATTCAGTGTCAGCAGAAGTGATCTCGAAACGGGTAACCTGCCGATACTGGACGTAATGGCACGCGTTAGTGACCAATTGTCGTTGCCAAGTGGCAACATTTCCTCTATGCTCGGAGATCTCGGCCAGGAGACCAAAGCACCAGGGGATGACTTGGATGCCTCCGATCTTGCAGACTCAGATTAGTCTGTTACGCGCG